CAATAGTAATTGTTGACATTGCCTGATCTTCTGCAATAGAACCAACATTACCAGCGGCAGTTGTGAAGGAAGGCAAACCATTATATGAAATACCGTTCAATAATGTTGCAGCAAGACCATTTGCGTTTGTTACCGTAACATCATAGTCACCAGCAGTCTTTGCTGGTGTGGTAAAGGTAATAGATGTTGAACTGACAACAGAAACAGAAGTTGCAGAAGTTCCACCGACTGTTACTGTTGCACCAGACTGAAAGTTTGAACCAGCAACTGTAATTGTTTCTCCACCAGCAGGATCAGCTGCAGTAACAGGACTTGGATAAGAAAGTGATGTAATAGATGGTGGTGTATCAATTGATTGCCACTGTCCATTTGCATATTGTTCTAATCTTTCAAAATTTGTGTTATATCTCATATATCCATTTACTGGACTTGAAGGCCTTTGTGCAGTTGTTCCCACTGGAACTTTTACATACTCTACGCCAGGCAGTGTCAAACCACCAGAAGTGTCATCTAGTTTTGCAGTGGTAATACTATCGTTACCAATTGCCGTTTGTCTAATTCTAGTTAATGGCATCTTATTTTCCCTTTAACATCTTCTGTAGTTCTGCTGTGCTTCCCACAAATAATGCGTTTGTTACATTCTGAGGTGCAGAGTTAGGAACTTCTTTGAGTTTCTTCATCTTAGTTTGTAAGTCTCCAAGTTTCTCTGTGACTTCTGCAACCTGTTTTATCAAGTTCCCAGCAACCTCATAGGTTCTAGGATGTTCTGATTCTCTTGCAAGGTCTAGGATACCATCAATTGCATCCTGTCCTCTTTCTATCAGATTATAAAAGTTTTCTCTCTGATATTTATAATCATTGTCAATGTCCTCTTCATTCAGTTTTGTTTCTGGAACAAGAACTGGTTTCGGAGGCGTCACATCTCTTGTCGTTGTTTCCACAACATCTGTAACACCAAGAACATTATCTAAAATATCAGTCTGGTTAGACATTTAATCACTCTACCTCAACCGAATCCCAAGATTGTGTTTGTTCATTCCATTTATAATTTCCATCGCCAGGATGTGCAACTGGAGCCTGCCAAAGATAAGTTTCAGTATTTAATGTCCAACTGGCAAATGGTTGATTTTGCCGAAATGCGTCTGCATCTGGATCATAGAATCCTCCAACATTGGCATAGTTTTTTCTAAAAGGTGTTCCTCCATCATGGTGTTGATTACCATAAGTATTATAACTTGTTTGTTTCCAAGTAATACCATTTTCTTGTCCATAAAGTTCTTCCAAAAATGCTACGCCAGCAGCTTCGTCTGTTGCAACATCATTATTTACAACATGGACTGCAAGAACTTTATTACTTGTATTTAATTTTGCGAAATGTGCCATTATGCTGTATAACTCCCATCACCAGTAAAGGTTATAAATGTATATGAACCACTAGTTGTTATTGTTGGTGAACCAGTTGTTGTTCCACTGTAACGTGATGTCAAAACCCTAAGTTTTACGATACCAGAACCACCTTGTGCAGCGCCAGGCGAGTTTCCACCATCACCACCAGAACCACCACCAGTGTTTGCAGTTCCAGATTTAACTGTAGAATTTGGGGCCACAAGACTACCAGGCCCGCCTCCACCAGAACCACCGGCGCCGCCTGAGCCGGTTTCAGCACCACCACCGCCACCGCCTGCATAGGTTACACTGTCTATTGACCAAGTTCTTCCAGCACCACCGGCACCACCACTACCATTTGAACCACCACCACCGGCTGCACCGGCACCACCACCACCGCCGCCAGCGTAAGCAGTAGAACCATAGGTGTCAGAACCGTCATTACCATATCCAGTTAATCCACCAGAATTTGCTTGAGTTGCATCTGTTCCGTTTCTATTTGAACCATTGACTGAGGCGCCGCCTCCGCCGCCTCCAGAACCACCATCAAGACCATTGTTGCCGTTGTTAGAACCAACACCACCAGCAAGTGCAGTTGCACCATTAAAAGTAGAATCCGTTCCTTTAGTTCCTATTTGGTTTGCTGATCCCTTTCCACCGCCAGCACCTACGGTTGCTGCATAAGTTGTTCCTTGATAAAGTGTCATCGTTCCTTCTAGATAACCGCCGGCACCAGAACCACCAGAACCAGTTCCGGCAGAACCACCACCACCGCCACCAACAACCAATACATCTGCACTATATGATGGTGGAACAGATGTTCCTGTTGTCGCACTGTCATCATAGATTGTTACCCAACCTTCAGTTGCGTCAGAATATACAATCAACATACTGAGGTTGTTGTTAGAAAAGGTATTGATATAAGTATCAGGATTTCCTCTGAAATTGCTTCCGTTACTATCAATAATAATATTATTAGTTGCAGAGTTTCCTTTATAGTCTACAATTGCAACCTTGTCTCCTTGTGATGGAGAAGCAGGAAGTGTGACAGTAATAGAGGAACTAGATGTATCTACAAAATATCCTTTTTCAGATACAGCAGTAAAACTAGAAGTTTGCGGCGCTTGTGTCCAATCCAAACCACCAGTTCCTGGCGGTAATGTAATAGTTTTCCCACTAAGATCAAGGGTTGAAGCAAGATCATCAGCACCAACTGTTCCATCTGAAATTTTTGCTGAAGTTATTGCATCTGCAGCAATATCAACGGTTGAAACCGTTGTGTCTCCAAGTGATCTAGAATTGATTTTTCTAATTGCCATTTGCGTTTATCCTAAATTCTTTTCTACTATTTATTCATCTTGACCAGTTGAAGGGTTATAATTTTTCGCATCTTCAAAGAAACTTGTTGTCTCATTGAAACCGAAGTTATCATCATCTGGATCAAACTCTGCCGCAGTAGCACTTGACGGATCAGGCGCAACTGTATATCTCTGTTCCCTTGTAGGAGCATTGACAGGAGTGTTTGCATATTGATCAACTTGTACAGTACGAATAACATTTGTAGACGTTACTGGGCCGTATAAGTAATACTTTGCAGTAAAACTTAGAGTATAAATGATACTCCTTCTACTAGTAAAGTCACCCTCATAGTCATCCTCATATGAGATACTATTCAATACGATTGGAACATCACGAATGATTTCCAAGTCTGGTACTTCTCTCAAAGTTACTGTATATTCTGGTTGAAAGTAAGGAAGGATTTGTTCTACAATTTGTAATGCATCGTCTGAGTTCTTTGCCATAACAAAGAGTTCAAAGTTTACGTTGTATGGAACAGGCATATAACCAGATTTTAACTGTGAGTTATCTGCACCATCCAGTACCTTCTTTACTTTCATAATCTTATTTTGTTTTCTAGAAACATCATAGGATAATCCAGAAATCTCAAAACCAATACGAGGAAGTGTCACCGCAACCTTTTTTGCAAGGTTAGGGTCTTCTGTCAGTCTAGATAACCACTTCTGTTTTGGCCCATATGCAAGTGGAACTTTCATTGTCTGTGTGACGTTTCCACTGCTGTCTTTCTTTGTCAACTGAATATTGTTGAAAAGTGTTCCAAATGCAACCACAACATTTCGTGTGGATTCGTTGTAAAAATATTGTCCAATCATAGTTAATTCATCCCAGCATCACCGAATGGATTAGATTCGGTAAAGTCTAATATATTATCGTCTGCAAGTTCAAAGTCATCATTTTGTGAATTCTCATCAATCGTTGCGACATTATAAGTTTCTAGTATTATATAGGACGCATCAGCACCCTCTACTGCATTCTCTAGAAGTATAGAACCAACTTCTGCCTCTAGAGTCATTTGATGTGACAACATATCCAAAGAGTTGTCATCTTCAATTTCATCAATCTCTGCAATACCTGTATCAATGGCTTCTGAACCATACTCAAAGGTTTTACACTTTAGTTTATATGTAGGTAGATTGTGGACTTGATAAAAAGGATCATCGTGATCCACAAACGTAATCTCAAATAACTTACTTGCCTTTGGGAAGTAAATCAAGTCTCCTTCATTTGGGCGTGAAGATACAATCAAGTTATTGTCAATGGAAACAAACTGTTCCCATCTTCTTCTTGCAACTACAAAGGTTGCATCATCTTGTATGTCCAAACCAAACTTAGACATGAGTTCTTTCTCGCCCTCATATCCATCAATCGTTTCCATATACATTTCGATAAGATATGCATCCTCAAAGGAAGAACCAATGTCCTCTCCAAAGATATCATCAGTGCCTGCCAACTTACGAGGAATATAATAAACATCTTGCCCATAAATGCGAAGTTGTTCAATAATCAAATCCTCATAGAGCGCCTGCTCTGGTTTTGTACCTGTATCGAAATATACATTTGTTGGCATAACTTACCCTATCATATGCATAGGCGGCAGTTCGTATGCAAGTTGAATCTGTTCTTCCAATTTGTCAATCTCTTCCTGTGCCTGTGTATAAATTTGTTCACCGTTTAGTGCAACACCACCCAACATTTGAATACCTTGAAACTTAGAAAGGTTTGCACCCCATTGTTTCTTAATCAACTGAGTTGCATACTTCTTCAAGAAGATATCATCCCACACATCAGAATATGTCGCTGGATCAATCTTACGATAACATTCGATAATTAACCAATCATTTTCTACATAATCTGTTTGAAAGTCTGCATCCAAGTATAATCTGTTTTGGTGTTGATTGTGCCGAATAGCAGTCTCACCAATAAGAATGTGATCTAGAAAATCTAGATGTTGCATTGTCATCTCATAGTGAATAATTGAAGTAGAACTAAAGTCATACAAGTCATTCAATCTCAACTGATAACGAATGTCAAACATATTCAATGCTTGTTTATCTGTCAGAGGGAATACTTTAACAATAGATACAATCGAACTTGGAACAGGAATATAGTTCTTCTGTTCATACCAAGTTGCAGTTGTCGAACCGTCAACATCAGTTGCGGTTGTTCCAGTATTATTACCTCTTGCACGAGTGATATCTGAAGCAGTCAATTGATATTTTAGATACACCCTCTCAATACCATCGTAATGATATTGTGCGAAATATTGTAGAGCTTCGTCAATTCTATCTTCAACTTGATCTGGATCAACATTGATTTCGATGACAGGTTTACCTAAACTTCTTAAGCACCACTCTTTAAAATCTGTTCTTGTTGTTGGTATTGCCATATTTTCTTATCCTAGTGCTATTGCTACTGCTATTGCGAAGCCTTCAGAGGCACCACCGCCCCCAGCGTTTGCAACCTCAACCACTGTTCCATCAGATTTTTTTGTATAAATCTTCTGATCAGCAGAGTTGATTGCAATTTCACCAATTTCCAAATCGCCCGAAGATGGTGCAGAAGCAGCCGTCTCCGAGCGTTTTGGTTTAATCGCAATAGTAGCCATAATGTTTTATCTCCTACGACTACTTATTAGAATGTTCCACCGTCAATACTTGTAGCCCATGAGATTGTGTCAGTAGATGCACTGTAAGATAGGAAACCATCATTTGCACCACCACCATCAAGAGCACTGAAAGTATTAGCAGAGTTTGCAATAAGTACAGAACCCTTTGCGGCAGATGTAATTCCTGTTCCACCATATGCAACACCAATTGTGTCTGCGTTCCATGTTCCTGTTGCGATTGTTCCTAATGTAGTGATAGAACTTTGTCCAACGTAAGTTGAAGCAATGTCAATCGCATTTGCAGTAACAGAGATACGGTTTGCAGTTCCTACTGCATCAATAGTGTTACCAGTTTTTGTTAAACCGTTACCAGCAGAAATCTGTCCAGCACCAGAGAACTGATCGAATGTGATATTCGTTGTTCCAAATGTTGGTGTTCCGTTGTGAGTTGCAACATAACCGTTATCAGCGTTTGCAGTTCCCTCTTCAACGAATGTGAACACACCACCAGTAAGTTCAGCAGCATCATTTGCATCTGGTGTTCTTGTAAGAACAAATGCAGCAGAACCAGAACCAACTGTTGTTACCTTATAGATACCGTTTTCGGTCTGTGTGGTTTGGTCTTTAACAAGAACTCTGTCGTTCAATGAAAGTGAAACCCCATCAATAGAGATTGCACCATTTGAACCAGCAGTCAATGTGCCTGCACCGTTAGAGTATGTTGCAGATAAGTCACCAGTTGTAGCGACACGAACTGATTCTTTAACATCTAGTCCGTTTGCAACACTGTCAACATAAGACTTGTTTACGAGTGAGTCTGAACCAAATCCAGCACGGCCCTCATAACCAGAAGGAACTGTGACTGTTCCTGTTCCGTCTGGAGCAAGTGTCAAGTCACCGTTTGTGTCTGTGGTTGAAATTGTATTTGCATCAACTGTAATATTATCAACATCAAGTGAAGTGATACCATTCAAGTCCGTAATGGTTGTTCCCAATGCAGTTGAATCAGAACCGATTGTGATAGAGTCGTTTACAAGTTTTGCATTTGCGATTGAACCAGCAAGTTGTGCGTTAGTGATTGTTCCTGTCAACTGTGTGGTTGCAATCGAAAGTGCAGCCTGATGTTGTGTCACAGAACCTTGTGTGATATTTGCGTTTGGTACGTTTGCCCAAACAACAGCAGCAGACAAGTCGTTTGTTTCTGTGAAGGATGTTAAGTATCCAGCAGAAGCGTGATTACCCCAACCATATGCAGTATCCCATTGTCCAACCTTTGTGTCGGTAATGGTATTTGTTCCCATGTCAATGTCATTGCCGTTGGCGTCAAGTGTGCCACCCAACTGAGGAGTTGTATCCTCAACAACATTTTCAATATAAGAACCTAAATCACTGATTTGTGATTCTGTAATACTAAGAGCTGCCTCATGTTGTGTAACAGAACTTTCTGTAATATTTGCATCTGGAACATTTGCCCAAGTCACTGCAGCAGACAAGTCGTTTGTTTCGGTAAACGATGTTAGATAACCACTATCGTTAGTCCACTGAGAGATATTACCAGACTTGTTAGTTAGTGTGTCTGTAGAACTTGCAGTGATAAACCCTGTGTTCGCATTTGAATAGTTTGCCAAGTCATTGTCTACAACCAAGTCAATTGCACCGTCACCGGCATCGTCATAAGTTGCAGTCAGTCTTGTGTGTGAACCGTTTGTTACCAACTGTGCCGCAGTAATATCTTCAACTGCTTCTGCTGTTACCGCATCTGCAAAAGAGAGTTCACCAGAACCATTTGTCTGTAAGAACTGACTTGCAGAACCGTCTGCACTTGGTAGTGTAAAGGTTACACTTGCACCTAGTGAGTTTGGAGCCTTCAGTGCGAC